GGGTGTTAAAATAATCAAAGAAACTTTATGTTGTCAATATTGTAAACATATAAAAGAACCTCAAATTAAAGAAATTTTGAAAACACCAAATGTAAAAATAGGAAAAATATGGTTTTCAAGTGCTGAAAAAATAGAAAAATATTATGATGATACAGTTAAAGAAAGTGTGAATGAGAAGTTCACTGAAGATTCAGATCCCGTTCATGACATGGGTATAGGGCGAAATGTTGTACGTAATTTCAATAGTACTGATGAAATATATAATTGGTTTTTAAAAAATATACCATTAATACTTGGAACTGATAAAATACCTGATGATATTGTATATCCGGGAGGGAAAGGACGAGTATTTCCTTGGGATTATTATGATAAAATAGATGATTATTTTAGAAAATATATTAAACTTAATAATTATCAAACCGATGCAGAATTTATTACTATACACGCATATGATGATTTACATAAAATGGGATATCCTAAAACAAAATAAAAATTTTAATTTATGGATTTAAACCTTATTAAAAGTGTTTCTTTTTCATTAATGAAAAAAGAAACTGACATGGGGGAAAGTACCGCAGAATACACAAAAAAATTAACCGCAAAAATTATATTACCACCAGAATTTCCAAAAAACGAAGAAACGTTTGAATCATTAGTAAAAGATATGTATAAAGATCTTATGACTAATGCACCAGACGATGCAGATTCATTGGGTGTTTTTATAGAGTATGATAATACTATTTTAGACAATGCAATCACTCTACGCACTCTAAATGATATCCAAGAGTATTCTAATAAGGATGTTAATCCCATATGGGAATTTTTTAAAATGACTTTCATAGAATAAATGGTTAGGCGGGCCCTAGTGAATAACCATAACCGAGATGGCTTGTAGTCTAATGAAAAAACGACGAGAATACATCTCTCGTTATGTGGGAGTAAGTTACCACCAAGCCATCTTTTTTCCTAAAAAAACGATAATAAATAGTAAAAAATAAACTAAAATAATGTATATAAAAAGTAAAGAATTTTACTAAAAAAATGGAAGAAAATGTTTCATCTAAAATTCGGTTTCAGACAACTTCGGAACACACGTCTGAAACTGAAGAGCCCTCACCTAAAAGTTCCGAAAAAACAATCAAATTTAGACATAAATTTTATAATAGCACATCTGTTGAAGAATGGCAAGATTGGAAATGGCAAATTCGTAATAGTATAACGACGTACAAAGAGTTAAGTCAAATTATAGATTTAAACAAAGAAGAAAAATTGGCGTTTAAAAATAATATTAATTTACCCTTTAAAATAACTCCATATTATTTATCTTTGATCTTATATAGTAAAGAATTACGTAAAACTGTTATTCCAACAATATTAGAAAATATTTATAGTGAAGAAGAATCTATTGACCCACTTGATGAAGAAAAATATAGACACGGTTGTGTTATTCATAAATATTCTGATAGAGTTTTATTTCTAAGTACAAATTTATGTGCTACTTATTGTAGATATTGTACTAGAAGCAGAATAATGTATAAAGAAAAAGTAAATTGGGAAGAAGGATTAAAATATATAAAAGAACATAAAGAAATAAAAGACATAATAATAAGTGGGGGTGATAGTTTATTAATTAGTTTAAAAAAATTAGATTATTTATTAAATGAAATAAAAAAAATAAATCATATCGAAATTATAAGAATAGGAACAAAAATTCCAATAGTTCTTCCTTATAAAATAGATGAAAATTTAATCAATATTTTGAAAAAATATAAACCAATTTATATGAATATTCATATAACACACTTGAATGAATTAACAACAGAATGTGAACATGCGTGTATTAAATTAATAGAATCGGGAATTATTTTAGGTTCTCAAACTGTATTATTAAAAGATATAAATGATAATATTGAAACAATAGAAATATTAATGAGAAAATTGTTGATAATGAGAATTAGACCATATTATTTATATAGTTGTGATTTTATAAATGGTAGTTCTCATTTTAGATGTGATATACAAAAGGGTATAGAAATAATAAAAGAATTGAGAAATCGTATAGGTGGTTTAGGGGTACCTACTTTTATAATTGATACAAAAACACAAAAAATACCAATTATTCCTAATTATGATACAGAAATTATTAAATATTTAAATCATATTGGTTAATTTTTTAAATTCTTCATATTTCACATTTTTGTACATAACCAGTCTTAAAATTAAAATCATTAACTTTGTTACCACATTTTTTACATATTCCCTCTTCGCCTTCTTTTATCCACTTATTGTAATATTCCTCTTTGCTATTATGATATTTATTAATATGATGTCCAAACCAATTTTTACTTATAAATGTTCTTCTACATTCTTCACATATAAATAAACCGTGTTCATTTTTTCTAAATTCTTTCATGATTAACTCTTTTATTTTATAAATAAATATTAAAAGTGGGACAGTCAGTTTTTAACTCTCTGATTGCTTTACGACTAATAAAGCTAACCACTTTTAATATATATTCATTAATTTTACAAAGAATAATCAAGAATATATAAATTAAAATACTAAATGAAAAAATTAGTTGCTGAATCTCTTAATGAATTTAATGAAACTTTATCGGGTAGCGAAGCATTATATGGATTTGCAGCTTGGCTTTCTTCACAAGACGAAAAAACAGTTATGAGTAGCAAAGATAATGCCGCACCTATTACCGATTTGGTTGATAAATTTTGTAAAAAACAAGATTTAAAAGAAACCCGAGAACATTGTGAAGATGAATTAATTTCAATGAGCGAAAATGTAAATAAAGATAATATTTATGATGATGTAGAAGGAAAGATTAAACGAAGCAAAAAACTTTCTAACGAAATAAAAGAAAAAATTATTCCACTAATAATAAAAGACGGAATTCATGGCACTAGATATATTAATGGAAGAGTTACAAGATTAAAATATCCAATTTCATTAGGTTGTAGTTTAGGCGCAGATAAAAATGGATTTTTTGTTTTTACACACAGAGCTAGAAGCAAATCTTATCCCGAAATAGATAAAATTCCGCAAAAGGATATTAAATTTATTAAAAGTACGGGATAAATATATAAATAAAATAACTAAATATTATAAATTATGGAAACAAATGTAAATGAAAAATTAGTAAATGATGAACTTTCAAAAGTTCAAGTAACTATTAAATCTCATCGTGGTATGATTCATATAATTGAACATACACTGGAAAGAGTATTTAAAAATATTGAAAAAGAAGTAATTTCTGAAGAAAAATTTGACCCAAGAAAAGAATTAAGTCCAGGAGAAAGACCCGATCCAAAAACACGTCCCGGAGCACCAGAAACAACAGTAGTACTTACAATAAACGACCCGACAGCAACAGTTGAAAATGTAACAAGAGAACTACGTAGGTTTGATGATAAAGGATTGATTTTATCTATAAAATAAAAACAATAATATGAAAAAAGTAGTTAGAGAAAGTTTAAATGAATCTAAAGATTCTACTAAACGGGGGTTTTCAACCAATATAGAACAAGATACATTGGATAATGATAATTTTAGAAAAGTATTATATACCGGTAAACATATGCAAATGGTAGTAATGACACTTAATCCTGGTGAAGAAATTGGAATGGAAACCCATCTAACTATTGATCAATTTTTTAGATTTGAAGCTGGACACGGCAAATGCATTATTAATGGTAATGAATATGATGTAACAGACGGTAGTGGAATTATTATACCAGCAGGATCTGAACATAATATAATAAATACTGGTAATGTTGCATTACAAATGTATACAATTTATACACCGCCTAATCATAAAGATGGAATAGTATTCGCAACAAAAGAAGAAGCATCTAAAAGTAAAGAGAAATTTGACGGAAAGACAACCGAATAAAATAAAAACAATATTATGAAAAAATTAGTAGCCGAAACATTAAATGAGTATTTAGTTCCATCTGAAAAAGAAGTTTTTAAAGGTGAAAAGAAAACAGGTTTAACAATAAAAGACGTAGATTCTAAAGAATTTTTAGTAGGATTAGCAGTAGAGAAGATACATTCATCTGATATTGCTGTACAAAAAACTCTTGTGTTTCAACATCTTTCTGACAATCCAAAATATTATAGTGAAGGAATGAAAAAAGGTATATTTGATGAAGTAGAAGCTATAAATCTTTATAAAAAATATTTTATTGACAAAGAAGAACCAGAAGAAACAGAACAACCTGAAGAAAACCCAGAAGAAAATTTAGGATTAGAGTTTTAAAATATTTTCTATATGAAAACAAAAATTTTATTAACAATTTTATTTTTTATATTTATGTGTAATACTTCTATTATTACATATTCAAAAAATATAAATTTGTACACAATTCAAGATACATTAAAACCTATAATTTCTATAGATACAATAAACATCATTTTATTATATTCTGAACAACCAGATAGTATTAGAACAGCAATATTAGAAAAAGAAATTAATCCAATACAAATTGATACAACTCATAAGATAATAAGGAATTTTTCATATAAAAAATTAGAAAAAACTGAAACTATTATTAAAGAACAACAAAAAATAATAGATTCTTTATTATTCATTAGAAAAACTAAAATCACACATCACCAAAAATAGTATTTTTGGCCTGACGCTTCTAACAAGAAGCGTTTCTTTTTGTTAATTTTTTGTTAAATGTTGAGCAATACCACCTTGCATAAAATTACATGAATATATAAATAAAATGTATTATGAATTATTTTTATGTATATAGGGTAACATTACCAGAAACTGGCGAATATTATTTTGGATCGCGAAAATGTACATGCATTCCAGAAAAAGATAAAAAATATAAAGGCTCTATGTGTACATGGAAACCAGATAAATCAAAATTAGTTAAAGAAATTTTATTTACAAATTTTTTAACACATCAAGATGCTATATTAAAAGAAACAGAATTGATTTTAGAAAACAAAAATGATTTATTAAATAAAAATTTTTCAACGCCCAATGGTGCAATATATATAAAATCACCAAAAGAATGGATATTAAAGAAAAATGGAATAGAAAAAGGAAATCAAATATTATCAGAAATTTACAAAAATAATTCTAGTATATGGAGAAAAGGAAATAAACCATGGGATACAGGAAAACATTTATCAGAAGATCATTGTAATAATATAAAAAAAACATGGCATTCAGAAAAAAGAATGAATATTATGAAATCAAAAGAATATAGTGAAAAAATGAGTGAATCTTTATCCGGTGAAAAAAATCCCATGTTTAAAAAAACTTTCTACGAAATTTGGTATATAAAATATGGAAAGGAAATAGCTGATAAAAAATTAAAAGAATGGCACGAAAAGAAGAAACATAAAATTCCTTGGAATAAGGGAACATCAAAACGAAAACCTCCTAAAAAATGTTGGGTTATAAACACAAAAACTAAAGAGCGAAGATTCATTGAATACAAAGAACTTGAAAATTACATAAATAATGGATGGCGAAGAGGAAGAAAAAATTATTAGTCACGGTTCAATTGTTCCACTGGCTGGAGGATTTTCTCTCGGAGTAACAAATATTATTAAAAAGCCCCCTGAAGTAATTTTTTCATATAGTACATTTGAAAATAATGATAAATTATATCTTCGGTATTTGAAACAACTTGGTATAGAAGTGCCATATTATCAATTAGATAAACTTGATGTACATCATATAAGATTTATATCAAAGAAATACAACTACATAAATTTTTTCCATGGAATTTTACCTTGTGCAGGACTTTCTATGTGTTCACAACTAAAACCTGGCATTAGAGCATACGCTGAAGTTAATAACTGGATGTATAAATCTGCATATTTTATTTTATGTTGTATGCAACCAAAGGCGTATGTTTTCGAAAATGCTCCTGGTCTTTTTTCTCCTATAGGAGAACCTATTCGCGAAAAACTTATTAAAATAGCAAAAAAACATGGGTATGCACTTACATTTTATAAAACTAATACCATAAAACACGGAGTGCCTCAATTTCGTCCACGTACATTTGGAATATTTTATAAAGGAGACCACGCGCCTATTTTAAATTACTATAACAAACCAATGCCACTTCTTTCAGAATATTTAAAACAAATTCCAAAAGAATCTACATTACAAGATGCATATATGAATTGTGATCCCTATATAAATGAATATGAAATAACTAAATTTTTTAGAAAAATATACGGCGAAGATTGGAGAAATACAATTTATACTACGTATAAAACACATTCAACATCTTATGATTATTTAAAACGAGAAAACTTATTATATCAATTCAAGGATTTTCTTGATACATTGCCTAATGCATCACCAATAGTTAAAAAAGATGTAGAGCATGTAATTAAAAAATCTGAAATGGGAATGAATTTTAGACTTAGTTATAGAGTTCTTGGATTAGATAGAGATTATGTATACGCAGTTATATCAGAAATGATGTACAGAACAATTCACCCGATAGAAGATAGACTTCTTAATATAAGAGAACATATGTACTTAATGGGGCTCCCGGATGATTATGAACTTGAACATGTAAAAGAATATTCAAAAATAACTCAAAATGTTCCAGTTGCAGTATGTGAAGATATTACAACTGAAATAATAGAAATTATAAATGGAAACCGTATTCTTCATCATAATTCTGTTTATATGCAAGATAATACAAAAGAATTTGAAAATATAAAAACTAAAGCACTATTTTAAAATATAAAGTATATGAATAAATTATTAATAATCTGCGGGGGAGATCGTCTTGGTAAAACTTCTTTAATTAAAGGCCTTTGTGAGCATTTTGATTATAAAAATGTTACTATACGTCATTGTGATAAACCACCAAAAGATTTGAAAGAAGATGTTTTGATGTATCAAGTAAAAGCATTTAAACAAGAATTTAATTTAGTTCTTTCTACACAAACTATGGATAAAAAATATTTATATCATGATAATATAATTATTTATGATAGATTTTATCTTGGAGAATATGTATACGGACAATTATTTAGAAATTATACATCTTCAGTATTGAAAAAGAAAATATCTGATTTAGAAAAAGCATTTTTGACATGGTTAGAACCATATTGTGATACGTATCTTGTAACGTTAACAGCAGATCCAGAATTTTTCTTAGATCATGATGATGGCAATTCTTTTTCTAAAAATTTACAACAAAAAACACAAGAATTAGAATTATTTAAAGAAGCACATGAATTTTCAATAATAAAAAATAAACTTTTAGTTAAAGTTGATACAAATTATGCTGATCTTTATCATAAAACATACAAAAAATTCAGATCAAAACAAGAAATATTAAGTGATGTAATTAATTTTATAAAATAAAAATATGGATACACATCTTTTAGTAGCATATAAATATTATAAATCTGAATTTAAACTTTATGAAGGTTTAATAACTTCATATCCTTTATATGAAGTTATTAGAATATTAACACAAAAGAATTATAATGTTAAAGGAAATTATAAAGATAACACATTTTATTTGAAATTTAAATTCAACAATGATAGTAATGTTGCATTTCAAGAATTTAATGAAATAATGAAAATAACAAATACTTGTGGTTATTTTTGTTCTAATATGAAAGGAGAAAATATAAATAATGAGTTTAAAATTTTTAAATATAGTGAAGATAATTTTAAAACTTTAATATATGATAACTATAATCTTATAAATTTTTCTTTTGAAGCAAAATACGACATATATATAGAAAGAATTCCAGAAGTTTTATATCATTTAACTCCAACACAAAATGTAGAAAAAATTTTAAAAAATGGATTAGTTCCTAAATCTAGATCTAAAAAATCTTATCATCCCGACAGAATTTATCTAGTAAAAAATGTTGAAGATTTAACTCCATTATTTATGGATTTTTATGAAAAAACAAGGATAAATAAATGGACGATTTTAAAAATAAATACCGAAATTATTTCAGATTATTTACAAATATACAAAGATCCTAATTTTAAAGAAAAAGGATATTATACATTGAATACTATTCATCCGATAGCTATAAAAATATATGATGAATTTGATATTACATAAATAAAATTATTATTAACATTTTTAAAATTAAAGTAAAATGGCTACATTAATTAAAATATATCCTGACGGTCATGAAGAATTTAAAGATAGTGGTTCACGTGTAGAAGCTATAAAATATGATAATAATGGTATTTTTGAATGTGTAGCTGGTAATGAACCCCTGGTAGGATGTTCATTATTAGTAGGTTCAGTAACTGCTAGGTCATATAGTTATCAAGATTATTGGCTTACAACTGAAATAATAGAAATTACTAAAAAAACTAAAAAATATTGGATATTTAAAACACTTAATTCAACATATAAATTAATAAAATAATGTTAAAACGAAAAAATCAAAAATTAACAATTACAGTTGACAATGTAAGTCAAGCAGATGCAATTGCGTTAATAAAAATGTTTAAATACATGCAATATCTTGGAAATATTGGATCTTCACGTATGTGTTCATTTTTTGCCGATGGTGATGGATCATTTAATCCTAAAGTAAGTTTTGAATATCCTGAAGAACTTCCAGAAATGCCAGAAATAACATGTACTGTAGATTATGATAAAATTAAAAAAATTTATACAAGAAGTTATCAGAGTTCTGATGGGGATTTTTTAGTAGATTCAGATGAAATTGCTTGGAAAATATATCATGATTTATAATTATAAAACTATTAATATAAAAAATGAAAAAAAGTAAATTAAAATTTTATAGATATTGGTATGCTCCTATAGGGTTTAAAGATTATGATAATTTTGAATGGAATAAATGGTTACCAAAATTTGAATATTCTAAAAATGTTCAAGGATGGTGGTTCACACAAAATTATACACTATACTGGTTTATATGGGCAATAAATTATAGTATTACAATTCATAGTGATTATGATGTCGAAAGAAGTAAAGCACATGAAATGAATGTTAAAAAATATATGACAGTATAATGAATAACATAAAATGTCCTGTTTGTAATTATGAATTTTTAGTTGAAGATTATGATTCTGGAGATTGTCCTAATTGTGGAAAGGCACATTATTATTGGGATTATGTATTAGATGAAGAAACATATGAAGAAGTATTATCTGGATTTGAATGGGATTATGAAAAATAAAAATACATCTTAGTTAGACGAAAATGGATTATCCATAATTTATGGATTAATCTATGGAGCAATGACAGTACTCAGTATATTATGTATTAGTGGTATAATATTTTTAATTTGGTTTTGTATTAATCATCTTAAATGAAAAAATTAGAATCTAAAAACGCGTGTCCAATTTGCAATAGTACTAAAGATGTTTCTTATGATAGTAATGGTACTTCATCAGGAACAGCTGCTTTAGGAATAGGAATAGTTGAAGGACATACAACATCATATTTTTATTGTAAGAAATGCTCTATATTATTTGATGTTACTACAAATTATAAGCGAATTGATAAAAAATTGATGTCTAATTTAACCGGGTGGCAAGGAATACAAGGATGAAATGAAAAAGGTTTTTAATACAGAAAAAAAAGCACTTAAACATTTAGAATATAGAAAAAGGTGCGCATATTATCGTATTCAAAAACGTGGGGATAAAATATTGGGAGATGCGTCATTTATACATAAAAATCATAAAGGTAAATGGATAGTTTTTGTTCAAATAATAACGGATAATATGATGCAAGACATTGAAGAAGTTCAAGAAATGTTTGATTTTATTCATCCACTTATACCGTTTACATCCGAAGAACAAATAATTAAAAGTGAAAAGAGAATTAAACAATTAGAAAAGAAATATAAAACTTTAGATATTGAAAGTTATACAATAAATAAAATAATATGAATTTAATCATAAAATTTTTAAAGTTTATACATTTAATAAAAGAACCCTTATGGAAAGATGTTAGTATACCATTAGAAATTTATTGGTTAAAACACCCTCATCACATTGGCCAAAAATGGTACATGTCATTAGATAAACATATAATGTTATATGGTGGTGAAACTTTTAAATTGACATATGAATATTATAAATATAATCAATCAGAATTTGAAATAATTAATCCAGAACATAAATATACTTTCAAAATATTAAACACATGAAAATTTATAGAGGAAAATATATAGCAGATTTATATAAAGATATTCTTACTGATCTTTTAAATAATCCAGAATATATTTCTAAACCTCGTGATATGGAAGTGAAAGAAATATTAAACTGCATTATCGAAGTACAAGAACCTAATATGAATTTATATAAAAATAAAATAAGAGGGTCAAAAGAAAAATATATCGCAGCAGAATTATTATGGTATTTTTCAGGAACACGAAATGTAGATTTTATTGAAAAATATGCAAAAATGTGGACAGATCTTAAAAATGATAAGGATGAAGTTAATTCAGCATATGGATATTTAATTTTTAAAGAAGAAAATAAAGATAAATATACACAATATGAATGGGCAATAACTTCTCTTAAAAAAGATAAAGATAGTAGACAAGCATTTATGCATTTTAATAAACCGGATCATCAATATGATAATAATAAAGATCAGGTATGTACGTTAGTTGCATTGTTTCATATACGAGAAAATAAACTTCATATGACTCTTACTATGCGTAGTAACGATATCATTTTAGGATTTATGACTGACTATGTATTTTTTAATATTCTTCATCAACAAGCTTATTTGCATCTTAAAGAATATTATCCTGAATTACAAATAGGAACATATACTCATACATCACATTCAATGCACTTATATGCAAGAGATTATGAGAAAGTAGAACAAATGTTAAAAGAACCGTTTGAACCTTACTCTACACCATTACTAAATAAGTCTATTATTAGTGAAGATGGTTTATTTAAAACAACATATTTTAATATATTTCATCCTGTAATTAAAGATAAAGAAATAAAATTTGATAGAACAAGTAATAGTATTATAGACTGGTGTTTAAATAAACTTAAAACTAAATGATTTTAAAACAATATAAAAAATAAGTAAATAATTATAAAAATGGACAAAAATTCTCTTGATTGGACACATAAACATATAAAAATTACAGATATCAGGATATTAAATAAATTATATCTTATAACTATAAATGATCCTAATCAGGTACATGAAGAGCGAGAAATAAAACAACCTCTTCTTGTAAAAATTAATATATTTGAAGAACGTTTAAGATCATATTTTCTTAAACCTGCATATCAAGTTACAAGAAAAGAAATACTTGATGCAACATGGAATATGTATATAACAAAATCATATTATATTAAAATAGATGAAAATGGAATAGTAACCAAATATGATAATGATCCCAATAAATGGTATATTAGTTTTCTTGAAATGGACGGTGAACTAGGAACGTTTTCTTCAGTATATAGAGATAAAGATTTAAATATAAATAAAAAATAAAAATAATTAACTTATAAAGATGGAAAATCCTAAAATTAAAATTACACCTGACATTATTAAACAATCAAAAACATTAACATGTGATTGTGGTGGAATGCTTTTTCAAAATGGTGCAGTATTTAAGAAACTTTCTGCACTTATATCTCCTTCGGGAAAAGAAGAAATGGTACCTCTTGATGTGTTAGTATGCACAAAATGTGGTAAAGTTCCTACTGAATTTAATGTCGGAAATATATTACCCGATGAAGTATTAGCAAAAAAACAAACAACAATAAAATAACTAAAAATTAAAATTATGAATGAAAAAAATTATTACAAAGTAACGATTAAATCAGAATTTGAAGATTCTAAAGGACGTATGAAAACCCGTAAAGATAATTATATTGTTTCAGCAGTAAATCCAACTGACGTTGAAGTAAAAATGACAAAACAACTTAGTATGTCTGATTATGAAATTACGTCAATAAATTTATTAAATATCATTGAAGTTATAGAATAAATATGATATTGATAATGTTAAATTTATGATATTAATAATATATAAAATAAAATATAATTATTAATATGACTAAATTTAATCCACAAAAATTTGTATTTCGTGAATTATTTACAAATACAAATGGTAAACAAAGTGCGTCAGGTTTTATAGGAGTGGTTTTGGGCTTAATTTCTGCTGCAGCATTTATAACAGCAATGTTTGGATATTGGTTTAATGTTCCAAATACAGTTGAAATAATGGGGCAAATTTTAAAATTAGTTGCAGCATCAACATTATTACTTGGAATAAGAAAAGTAGCTCCAAGATTTGGTAATAATGAAAATGAAAATAATGATATAAATTCTGAAGAGATAGTAGATATATCTAAAAAGAAATGAAAGAATGCCAAATAATTTTGATTTTTCTAAACTTGAAAATGTTAAAATAATAGAAGTTAATCCAAGTGGTTGGATTTCTCCTTTATATATTGAATATGGAATAGCAGAAAGATTTGGTATACTTTCATATTGTTGGCGAGTTAAAGGAACACTACATACATTTGTTATTCCTGTTGCAAGAATGGATTTTTTAAGTAGTGGAGATTATAAGACACTTTTTAATGAAACATTGGAAGGTTTTAGAGAAGATTACATTTCATGGCAAGAAAAAAAGATTGAAGCTCCCTGGGTCGACGAATATAGACAGCAGTATAAATCTTTTATCGTTATATGAAATAAAAATAAAAGACATTAAGAATATAGTGATTAAAATTAAAGAAAATGAATGATAATGTTAGATTTTTCCAATGGATAGTGGGAGATAGAAAAGGTGAAGTAATGATTTTTGATAAAATTGAAGTTGAAGACGAAAATATTTTTATTGTATTTAAAGATAATTCTCGAATAAATGAAAATCTCGTTGCAGAAATAAATAAGAAAGATCTTACGGGAAAATTTATGGCAGAAATTGATAGTCCAAATAATACATGGTCATTTAAAGATGAATGGGTGGGTAGAGAAGAAGAAAGATGGGAATGGAGAGATGAAACAAATCCAACAGAAAAAGTTTGTGTTCAACCGGCTATTCCTGGACGTAAAGTAACTAAATTAATTCCACCTAAACCTACATCTAAAACAAAATCAAATTTTGGCGCCATAACTAACTTAGAACCAGTTATTAAATATGTAGAAATCGAAAAACCAATTGAAAAAAAAACAGATGTATTGGATCCTATTTATATTTTAATGTCAACATCTAAAAAAATAGATACTGAAATAGATATGAATATAACGGTATCATTACCGCCACAAACACTGTATAACATTGCAAAAGAGTCATTTAATGAGGGGCAGAAAAAAATAATTGAATATATAATAGAAAATATAACTGTTAATGAAATAAAAGAAGCTCTTAAGATTGCTATCACAAAAATGTATGAAAATCTTAATGGCCCACATATTTAAAATTAATTAATTATGATGGAAAATCCCCAACTTGAAAGAAAAATTGTACTTGAAGGAAACTTTGAAGATGTTATAAGTATAAATGAACATTATTATCTTATTTCTAAAAAACATCGTGTTGCTGTTTTGCCCTACACAATTGATAGTCGTGGACTTCTAGACAAAGTAGGTGTTGTTAAAGATTACAATTACATATTTGAAGATTATGATTATACTCTTATAAATGGATTTATATCACAAGATGATGGCACTAATTTAGTTGCTGCAAATAGAGTATTATTTCAGGTTATTGGAATGAATCTTACAAATGCAGATGACTGGATGTATTTAGGAAGTTTATATAATACATTGACATCGGATTCACCTACTGATTTATATTGTGTAGATTTAACTTCTAAAGAAATCATAAAAACAGAAGATGTTGAAGCTGATATAAATAGAGCAAAATTCAAAATGATAGATAGTTCGTATGTAATAACGTCAGATGATACTTTACTTTTGGCTTCGTTTTTACGGCTTTACAATTATTTCTATGTAAACAGTTTATCTCAAAATAATAAAAATAAATGATAAATTTTGTATATATAACTACAAATTTAATTAATGGAAAACAATATGTTGGTGATCATTCTACAAATGATTTAAATTGTAGTAAAACACAAAATTATTTTGGAAGTGGCAGTATTATTTTAAAAGCTATTAAAAAATATGGTAAACAAAATTTTAGTCGAAAAATTTTAGAATATTGTGATTCAAAAAAAATTTCATTTATTTCACAACAAAAATATATTGAACAATATAATACACTAGAACCCAATGGTTACAATATAAGTCCTACTGGTGGATTACACGTATCTAATTGTCATAGTAATTTAACAAAAAAAAGAATAAGTAAATCAAATACTGGAAAAAAACGAAGTGATGAATCAAGAAAACAAATGAGTGACATTGCTAAAAATAGAAAATTTCCGTCACATTATAATCCTATATCAGATAAACAAAAAAATGTTATTATATATTTACACTTAATGTTTAATAGAGGTATACATGAAATATCCTGTGTTTTAAATATAAGTAAAAATTCTATAAAAAATTTTCTCCAAAAACAAAAATATTATAAAGGAAGAATATATTCACAAGAATCAAAAGATAAATTATCAATAAAAAGAAAAGGAATTAAAAGATCACCTGAGGTTATTATAAAAATGTCTAATAAATTAAAGGGAAAAATTCCATGGAATAAAGGATTAACAAAAGAAACCGATAAAAGACTTATAAAAAAACAATCATCATTATCAAAAGAAAAAACATATGAAGAATTATATGGTGAAAATCGCGCCAAAGAAATAAAAATAAATATTAAATCATCAAATAAAGGTAAAAAACGTACAAAAATACAACGTCAAAATATTAGTAATTCATTAAAGGGTAAAAAACACACTGAAAATCATAAAAGAAAAAATAGTCAATCCCATATGGGAATATCTTCTCCAAATAAAGGAAAACATTATTTTATAGATGAAAACGGTGTGAAAAAAATTAAAAAATAATAAAATAAATATTTATTAATAACTAAATTTATGAATCGCAGAGAGAAAAGATTAACGAGTAAACGTTTAGGCATACTTCAATATCAACAAAAACTACCTCGTAATAAGAAATTTGAATTAATACGAGAAAATATTATTGCAAGTAAAAAAAGAGAAGTTGAAGTTGCTGAAGAAGTAAGACAAAAAACAAATGCTTATGTAGAGGAAAAAGAATCTCAAATTATTCTCCATCTTGCTGAAGATATAGCGAAAAGAGAAAAAATTCCATTAATTGATGCGATGGAAAAGGCAAAAATGGAATATCTACAAAGTTAAAAATAGTTAATATATTTTCATGAAATTTTATGTAACAATAGAGGCAACTCAAAAATTAAAACGATCGTTCCTGAATTTAAAATTATTTTCAATTATCTATATTCCAGAAATATTAGAACAATATGGATATACATATTCTACAATAGATGATTATGGTTCATTCATTATAAGCAATCATATAACTTGCCTTATAAAAATGTATGCAAAATCAAAAAGAATAAGAGGTATAATATATTCAAATCCTGAAATA